TTTGCTACTCGCACGACCGTAAAAGCTGCCAATAATGGCTAATCCCCTAACCGCAATGATGGCGGCGGGGCAACAACAAGCCGACCCTGGCATGAACAGGGTTTCGGCGTTTATGCCGCCAGCCCCGCAGCAGCCGCAAATGCATCCAGCGGACCAGGAATACTTTAATCGGATACAAACCCAATATCCGCAGCTGGTGGAAGAATACGCAGCACACCCAGAATCAAAGGGTGGGCGAGTTATTAACACCGATGTAGCGCGAGAAATGTCCCAGCACTATCGGGAAGACCGAACCAGGTCGGCGGACATTCACGAAGGTGCTAGTCACTTTATGAAGACCGTATATGCCGACAGACTCTCGCAGCCGACCCCCAAGGGCATGGATAACACGGTGGTATTTAGCGCGGGTGGAACTGGTGCGGGTAAGACCACGGCCCTGGACATATTGGAAAAAGTCGATCCAGCGCTTGCAAAAGCCGAAATGATCTACGACACCAACATGAACAAGTTTTCATCAGCGGACAAAAAGATACAGCAAGCTTTGGAAGCCAAACGTAAGGTCCGAATTGTTTACACCTACCGCGAACCATCGGATGCCCTGGAACATGGCGCATTATCACGGGCGCACAGGATGGAAAAGGAAAAGGGATCAGGTCGAACCGTCCCAATTGGTGAACATCTAAAAACCCACATGGGATCGCGCCAGGTGATCGAGCAGCTGCAGAAGAAATACGCCAAAAACCCACGGGTGAATATTCAAATTGTTGACAATTCGTTGGGTAAGGGCAACGCCAAGGCAAGCCAGCTTGACAAGTTACCTAAATTAGAAGAGAATGAAGTTAAAAGGAGGTTGTATGAGACTCTCGAAAGAGTACGTTCCAGCGGTATCGGCGGAACGGAGCGAATTAGTGATGCCATCTACAGAGGAACTAAAGGCGCTAACGCCCGCTGAACATCGGGAAATGCGGATGTTTGAAGCAGAAAACAAAGGCCTGGCTGAACGCCTGGCTGCTGGTTTGAACAAAGCCGTTATGCGCGAAGACATGGATGGGACTCGCGGTGTCTAGCTGCTCAACTTGTTTGTTCTTTAAGAACGCCCAAATTATGGGTAGCTGCCGCCGTTATCCGCAAATGTTAAACAAACACGAAAACGATTGGTGTGGTGAACACGTTCTAGCGCCTATGGCCCTGGTTCAAATGCCCGTGTACGACATAATGACCGACACGGTTGCCGAAGCCCCTAAACGCAAATACACAAGGAAAAAAGATGCTGCAGCCGTTGCGTGACCGCGTAGTGGTACGTCCCCAGGTAAGGACGCTATCCGAAATCATCGTGGTAAACAACAAAGAACCATTTAACGAAGGCACGATCATGGCGATCGGCCCAATGGTTTCAGAAGTAAAAGTCGGCGATTTTGTTAAATACGGAAACGGTGACTATTTGAATTGGCCTACTCACAACGTGGGCGGTCAAGACTACCAGGTAATTCAAGAAGCGGACATTTGTGCCGTAGTTGAAGCATAATCCACAAACCTAACTCTTTTAAGGATCACATCATGTCAAATTCACAAGCAATTGGCGCGGCATATCTTGACCAAGATATTATCGATGCCAATTATTCCCTAGTGAACAATATCACAGGGCAATTAGGTTACACAACTGGCAGCCCAACAACTTCTGGCGTTTCTGTTACTCAGGCAACCAGTAAATCAACAGGCGTTACGCTTAATGCCGCGGCTGGTCAAATTGTTACTAACAATGCGGCTTTAGCGGCTGGTGCAGAAGTGGCTTTTATAGTCACAAACAGCGCAGTTAGTGCATTAGATATTCCAGTTATTGCTCTTGCATCAGGCGCAACTACTGCTGGTACTTATCTATTGAGCATTGCAGCTGTAGCAGCTGGTTCTTTTACGGTTGTAATTTCTAATGCAAGTGCTGGTTCATTGTCTGAAGCTTTGACAATCAATTTTGGCATTATTCACGTTGCACAACTGTGAACGAAGCAGCCCTAAAAGCTAGGATTGAAACCCTAACCGCCCAGGCCCGTCAAATGGAGACAACACTCCAGGCGATCGGCGGGGCGATCCAGGACTGCCAATATTGGTTAACCCAACTGGAAGCCAAAGATGCCCCTGATCAAATCAATGACACCCAAAGCGCTGAAGGCTAATATCAAAAAAGAGATAGAAGCTGGCAAGCCGCCCAAACAAGCGGTGGCAATTGCCTATTCTGTAAAGCGGGAAGCTGTCAAGAAGCCAGCGAAAAAGAAATGACTAAGCACGACAAACCCATAGCTCACAAGACCACGGGAAAAGGTAAAACCTACAACCCAACGGACAAGGGCGCGGGTATGACTGCAAAGGGCAGAGCTGAATACAACGCCAAGAACGGCAGCCACTTAAAGCCGCCAGCACCTAATCCGAAGAGCAAAAAAGACGAAGGCCGCAAGGCCAGCTTTTGCGCCAGGATGGAAGGTGTAGTCAAAAACGCCAAAGGTCCAGCTGAACGGGCTAAAGCATCACTAAAGAACTGGAACTGCTAATGAAACCTGGACTCTATGCCAACATTCACAAAAAGCAGCAACGCATAGCCAACGAAAAGGCCGAAGGCAAGCCCGTAGAACGTATGCGTTCGCCTGGCAGCAAAGGCGCACCCACAGCTGCAGCATTTAAGCAATCTGCTAAGACAGCTAAGAAATGACAGACCCAATCGAAAAGCGCCCAGTAGGTCGCCCAAGCTTGTATGACCCCGCACTATGCGACCAGGTTATAGAGCTAGGCAACCAGGGTAAATCCATAGAACAAATAGCCGCAAAGCTAGGGGTTTCTACTAGGGTGCTATTCGATTGGAAAGACAGGCATCCAGAATTTATGCACGCCTTGGACCAGGCGAAGGAGCTAGAGCTTGATTGGTGGGAGAACATAGCCCAAAACATGATGGTCGAACACAAGGACGGATCGAAGCTAAACAGCTCTATCTGGTCCAGGTCGATGGCTGCACGATTCCCCAAGAAGTATCGGGAAAGCACCAAGACAGAAATCACAGGCGAGAACGGCGCACCGCTGCTGCAAGGCATCCAGGTCACATTTGTAAAGCCGAATGAATGACATAGTCAACCAGGCGATAGCTAAAGCGGAATTCCCAATTAAGCTTAAGGGCTTGTTTGAGAAAAGCCGCTATAAAGTCGCTTATGGTGGCAGAGGTGGTGCAAAAAGTTGGGGAATAGCCCGCGCTTTACTGATCAAAGGCGCTAAAGACCCAATGCGTATTCTTTGCGCCAGGGAATTCCAAACCAGCATTAAGGATTCAGTTCACAAGCTGCTATGCGACCAGATCGAAGCGCTTGGACTGCTGGGGTTCTATGAGATAACCCAGAACAGCATCCGCGGCAAGAACGGAACAGAATTTTCCTTTGTCGGCCTACGCAACAACGTGGCAAACATTAAGAGTTACGAAGGTGTGGATATTGTGTGGGTGGAAGAAGCCCAGACAACCAGCCGCCTATCCTGGAACATCCTAATTCCTACCATCCGCAAACAAGGCAGCGAGATATGGATTAGCTTTAACCCAGAGCTAGAAACAGACGAGACATATCAGCGGTTTGTGCTACAGCCGCCAAAGGACTGCATCCAGATCAAGATCAACTGGAGCGATAACCCCTGGTTTCCAGATACATTGATGCTGGAAAAGGACGCATTGAAAGCCCGCGATCTGGAAGCATACAACCAGGTTTGGGAAGGCCTATGCCGCCAATCAGTCGATGGGGCTATCTTCGCCAAGGAACTGCAGCAAGCGGAGTTAGACGGACGATTGACCAAAGTCCCGTATGACGCAACCAAACCAGTTCATGCCGTGTTCGACCTGGGATGGGCCGACAGCACAGCCATTTGGTTTTTGCAGTTTGTGGGCATGGAAACCAGGCTAATCCGCTACATCGAAGACAGCCAGAAGACCATTAGCCACTACCTGGCGACCATGCAAACGTTTGGTTATGTTTACGACAAGGTATGGCTGCCACACGATGCGGAGAATAAAACCCTGGCTGCAGCTGGTCGGTCCATTGATGACATAGTGCGGGCAGCTGGATACAAAACCCAGATATTGCCCCGTGTGCCAATCCTGGACTCAATCAACGCTGCCAGGACCATATTCCCCAGCTGCTACTTCGACCGCGATAATGCTGCCGAAGGGATTAATTGCTTACGCCACTATCGATATGAAGTCGATCCAGTATCGGGCCAGTTCAGCAGAACCCCGCTGCATGACCACTACTCGCACGGGGCGGACGCATTTAGATACATTGCGCTAATGATTAAAGAACCAGCTGCTAGGAAACCCAAGGCCCAGGTTGCAATGGTGGCTGGTTGGATGGGATAATTAATTAAAGAGGTACACCAATGGCACGAACAAACGAAGCTAAAGACGAACGCATCCAGAAGGCAATAGACTTTTGGCATTTGAGCAATGATGCGGACTCTATGAACCGCGCCGAAGCTTTGCAAGATATTAAGTTTGCAGCTGGCGACCAATGGCCCGTTGAGATACAGAACTCGCGCAACCTGGAAGCCCGCCCGTGCCTGACGATTAACAAGATCGATGCATATATCCGCCAAGTGACAAATCAGCAGCGTATGCAGCGCCCCAGGATCAAAGTGCAGCCAGTAAACAACCTGGCAGATTACAAGATCGCCCAAGTGATCGAAGGCATGACCAGGCACATAGAAGTTAATTCAAACGCTGATACAGCCTACGATACAGCCTTCGACTACGCGGTGCGGATGGGCTGGGGCTACTGGCGCATTAATACACGCTACGTCAGCGAAGATTCGTTCGACCAGGAAATATATATCGACACGATCGACAACCCGTTTACCGTTTACTTTGACCCTAATTCAATACTGCCAGACGGATCGGACGCTGAAAAGTGCCTGATCACGACCGTGATGGATAAGAAGATATTTAGGGAATATTACCCAGATGCGGACGATGGCGCTAACTTCACCCAGCGATCTACTGGTGACGATACCGCCAGCTGGATCACAAAAGAAGATATTCGCATAGCTGAATACTTCTACATTGAACGCGAACGCGCCAAGCTTTACCAGCTGAGCGATAACACGGTCCACTTTGCCGATTCTGCTAACTTCTTCGAAAAGGTCGAAGCAATGGGCTTAACCGTTGAAGACGAACGCGACACATTCCGCAAGGCAGTTAAGTGGTGCAAGATGACCGCCCTGGAAATCTTGGAAGAAAAAACCTGGGCTGGCAAATATATTCCCGTTGTGCCGTGCTACGGCGCACAAGTAATCGTGGACGACCGCCGCAAACGTTATGGCCTGGTACGGTTTGCTAAAGACCCGCAGCGGATGTATAACTTCTGGCGCACCAGCATGACCGAATCGGTTGCGCTAGCACCAAAGGCCAAGTGGCTGCTGGCAGAAGGCCAGGACGAAGGCCACGAAAACGAATGGGCATTGGCTAACATCAAATCTAGCCCCGTCCTACGCTACAAGCAAAAAGATATTGAAGGCGTGGCAGCGCCCGTGCCGCAAAGACTGCAGCCAGAACCGCCGCCCGCGGGCATTATGGAAGCAGCTGGCGCTATATCTGCCGATCTGCAAATGGTCCTGGGCATACTCGATCCGAACCAGCTGCCAACGGGCAACATATCTGGCAAGGCATTGGCTGGGCAGCAGAACCAGGTGGACTTATCCAATTTCCACTTCTACGACAACATGACCAGGTCAATCCGTCACACGGGCAAAATCATCCTGGACTTGATCCCGCATATTTACGACACAAACCGCGTGATGCGGATCATTGGATCGGACGGGCAGCCTGACATGACCACAATCAATGAGAAAACAGAAGTGGGCAAAGTGTTAAACGATGTGACGGTTGGCGAATACGATGTGGTTATGGATACTGGACCAGGATTCCAAACCAAGCGCCAGCAAGCCGTGGAAGCCATGATGCCGCTGCTAACAGGCAACGAGCAGCTATTCAATATTGCTGGCGACCTAGTGTTTAGGAACATGGATTTCCCTGGTGCGGACGTAATTGCGGACCGCCTGGCATCCATGAACCCAATGGCCCAGGTTGACGAAAAATCCGACATTCCGCCCCAGGTCCAAATGGAATTGGCAAACAACAAAAAGCAAATGCAAGAAATGCAGCAGCAGCTCCAGGCCGCGCAGCTGGAAATCAACAACCGCGGTCAGGTGGCACAGATACGCGAAGAAGGGGCAACCAAGCGCAAGCTTATGGAAGTCACCGCCAAGGCGCACAACACCGAAACAATGGCGGAAGTCAAAGTCAACGACCAAAACACCCGCGCTATTACCAGCCAGAACAAAACCGAAATCGATGCAATTGTGGAATTGTTGCTGCATCACATGGACACAAGCCGCCTAATGCGCGAGATCGACAAGCGCAACATGGAACAAGGGCAGTACGCAACAATTGCAGCGTCAGATATTGCAGAAGGCGCAAGCCCGTTCACGCAGCAGCAACCAGAACAAGCGCCAATGGAACAACAACCTATGCAATAAGCTTGACAAGTGAGTAATTTCGGGTAATATCGCCCAAAATCCTTACCCGTGGGATTCACGGGGCAAATTCTTTGAGGAAACTCAATGTCAGAAGTAGCAGAACGACTTGCAGCCAATGTGGTTACAAGTGAAAATTTAGCGGAATTTAACGCCAAACGAATGGGTTTAGCTGATCCATTAC